AGAGATGTTCAAAGGCTTCCAACATAATACGATTGCTCGCGATCTAATTATGAAGCGTACCCTAAAGAACGGCAAGTCATTGCAGTTCATCTATACGGGTCGTACAACAGCCGAGTTCCATACTCCAGGTAATGCTATCCTAGGTAACGGTGACGGCGCACCCCCAGTCGCAGAGAAGACTATAACAGTTGATGATCTTCTAATCTCAAGTGCTTTCGTATATGAATTAGACGAGACACTTGCACACTATGACTTGAGATCTGAGATCTCTCGTAAGATCGGCTTCAGTCTAGCCGAAAAGTATGATAGACTATGTTTCCGTGCCATCACTCGTGGTGCACGTAAAGCATCTCCTATCACCAAAACTAACTTCTTAGAACCAGGCGGAACACAGATTCGTGTTGGTGCAACTACTAACGATTCAGATGCATTCAGTGCAACTGGCTTAACAACTGCTTTCTTTGATGCCGCTGCGGCACTAGATGAGAAGGGAGTAAGTCAGGACGGTCGTGTAGGTGTTCTTAACCCGCGTCAGTACTACGCTCTAATCCAAGAAGTTGGTAACAATGGACTTATTAATCGTGATGTACAAGGTACTGGTCTACAGTCCGGAAATGGCGTTGTAGAAATCGCTGGCATCAAGATCTACAAGTCTATGAATATCCCATTCCTCGGTAAGCATGGTATTGCTTATGGTGGAACTACAGGTGAAGTTTCGCCTGGAAACCTTGGTTCATTCGTTGGTTCTACACTAGAGAATACTGTCGCTGACAGTGACACTGGTATCAACAATGACTATGGTACCGCTGCTGAAGTAGGATCCAAGTCCTGTGGACTTATCTTCCAACGTGAAGCTGCTGGTGCGGTTGAAGCAATCGGACCTCAAGTACAAATCACATCAGGTGATGTCTCCGTGATTTATCAGGGTGATGTTATACTGGGTCGTCTCGCCATGGGCGCTGACTACCTCAACCCAGCTGCTGCTGTTGAATTGTATGTAGGTGCAAATGCTCCTGCTGCATGGGGATCTTAATCTCTTATTTAGGGGGCTCTTCGGAGTCCCTTTTTTTTATTCACAAAAATTTATACCTATGGCTTTTCCTACCACTAACGCTGCGCAAGAATTAGAAGCGATAAATCAAATACTGGCGACTGTGGGTCAAGCGCCTGTAACCACACTCGATACAACCAACCCGGACGTTGCGATTGCTTACGATACATTATTACAGGTGTCAAGGGAAGTTCAAGCTGAAGGATGGACATTTAATAAAGAGTATGACTATCCAATGACTCCCGATGATGATAATGAAATAGCAATACCTACTAATATGCTTCAAGTAGATCTTCACGAAAGAGAACAAAACTACAAAGAGTATGATGTTGTTAGAAGAGACGGTAAGTTATATGATAGAATAGATCATACAAATAAATGGACAAATGGAGAGATGAAGGTAGATGTAGTATGGCATTTTGATTGGGTAGATTTACCGATACCTGTTCAAGACTATATAACAGCACGCGCCTCTTCATTTGCTGTAAGTAGGATTGTAGGTGATCAACAATTACTAAGACAAGCTCAAGAAAAAGAAGCTTATTGCAGAGCAATGGCTTTGGAGTATGAATGTAATCAAGGTCAATTTACTTACTTCGGACATCCAAAAGGTGGTAACCACTATACCAGCTATCAACCTTATAAAGCTTTACAACGCTAATGCCAAACGTAACTCAAACTATACCTAGTTATCTAGGTGGAGTATCAAGACAATCTGATGATAAGAAGTTACCTGGACAGGTTGTGGACTGTATAAACGGTTACCCAGATCCTACTTTTGGTTTAACTAAAAGGCCAGGCTTCAAATTCATCAAAGGTTTAGGAGTCAACTCTACTTATGATAATGCTAAATGGTTCTACATCCATAGAGATGGTGATGAAAAATACATAGGTTGTATTAAAGGTAATCAGTTTTATATTTGGAATGTAACTACAGGTGTTGCATCTACAATCACCTATACAAGCCCAGCTCAATCTTATCTGACTGGTACATCTCCTACTAATTACGATATACTAACTGTTCAAGATACAACTATTGTTACAAATAAATTAATTACTGTAACTACACAAGCAGCTCCTACCTTTAATGCAAATAGAGTAGGTACTGTAAGACTTAGAGCTGTTACAGCTAATACAACTTATAGTGTAAATATTAAAATAGGTGCAACTAATTATGCTGCTACCTATACAGGAGGAGACTCCCCTACAGCAGATGGTATACTAACAGATTTAAAAAGTGATATTGATGGGCATAGTATCAGTGGTTTGACTGTTACCAGATTAGATACTAGTTTAGAAATAACACATAATGTTGCCTTCACTTTGAGTGGTAAGGGTGGTGCTGACAACGAACGTTTAGATACTTATCAAAATCAAGTATCAAATGTATCAGATTTACCAGATAGATCTTTACAACACCGAACAGTTAAAGTACTAAATACAGCTAATTCAGCGGAAGATACATATTACTCTAGATTTATAGCTGATGATGGGGTTTCAGGAGCTGGTCATTGGGAAGAATACATAGCACCTGATGTATCACCTGGGTTAAACTCAGCTACGATGCCTCATGAGTTAATTAATACTGGTACCAATGCCTTTACTTTTAGACCTGCTACATGGACTAACAGATTAGTAGGAGATGATACGACTAATTCACACCCTAGTTTTGTTGGTAAAAAAATTCAGCAAGGTTTCTTCCACAGTAACAGACTCGGATTCCTTGTAGAAGATAATGTGTCTATGAGTCAGTCAGGTGAATACTTTAATTTCTACCATGTCTCAGCTTTAACACAGGTAGCTTCTGATCCAGTTGATTTAAGTACTTCTAGTATTAGACCTACATTGCTAACAGGCGTACTGCCTACAGCACAGGGTTTGATTCTATTTAGTAAGAATCAACAGTTCTTAGTTTATGCACCTAATGGTATCTTTACTCCTACAGCTACGATTATACGTGGTATCTCTAACTACGAGATGGATATAGATATAGATCCTGTAGATAACGGTACTAATATTATATTTGTAAGTAAGACACCAGGTTATACTCGTATCTATCAGATGAGGACTGCGGGACAAGAGATGAACCCTCAAGTTCTTGACATTGGTAGAGTTGTTTCTGAATGGGTACCTGATACAGTTACCGAATTAATATCTAGTCCTCAGAACTCCTTTATAGTAATGTTTGGTCCTACTAAAAAGGATGCTTACTTCTATAGAACATATTCTGATGGACAAGAAGAGGTCATGCAATCCTGGTTCCGATGGGAATTACCAGGTAAGGTACAGACTATAGCTGTTGATTCTGATGTGTTATATACAGTTACAGAGCAAGCAGGTCAAGTTACTTTACTTAGTGCTAGTTTGAACCAAACACCAGAGGAACAGATTCTTGTTAACTCTGATGGTCAGAAGATGAACCCATGTGTTGATCTTTATGCTACAGCTACAGCTGTTAAGTATCAAGGTATCAATACTTTTACAATTACAGCAGGAGGTACAGGATATACTTCAGCACCTACTGTTGCTATTACACCGATACTTTCTAGTGAAGGCACAGGAGCCACAGCAACGGCTACTGTAGCGGGCGGAGCCGTAACAGCTATCACACTTACCAATGCTGGTAGTGGGTATGCTGACGGGGCTACTGTAAGCTTCACAGGAGGCGCTGGTAGTGGTGCCACTGCTACATGTACAGTATATGATGGAAGTAAATGTTATATACCTTTTACAGATGACACTAATTTAACACCAGTTTTAGTTGTTGGTAGTGATGCATCAGATCTTACTAATCCTACATTCGTTGAATCAGGTTTTACAGTTACCCCTACTAAAGGTACAGATGGTGCCACTCTTGGTACTTACTTCTCTGTATTAGATAAAGATTTAACTAGTGTAGCTAGTAAAGTTATTGTAGGTTATAAGTATACATATGATATAGAATTACCACGAACTTATTTCAGAACTGATCAGACTGGTACTATGTCTGATTATACAGCAACACTGACGATAGCTAGGATGAAGTTTTCCACAGGCTTATCTGGTGTTGTTGGTTTTAAATTAAATAGAAAAGGTACTACTGATTATACTGATGTTAATCCAGTACCTTCTGCAAACTTTTACTTAGCTAACGATGTACCTTTGGTAGATCAATCAGTTATGACAGTACCCATACATCAGAAAAACGATAACTTTACTCTAAGAGTTTATAGTGACTCACCGTTTCCTGTATCACTTACAGGTATGATGTGGGAAGGTTATTATTCACCCCGATTTTATAGGAGAACTTAATGTCCACCAAAGAAGAGCGCGAAGGATTAGGAGAAAAGGCTGATTTTGTTATAGCTAAAGCAGCTAAAGATAACAAAGATGCACAGTTATATCTATTAATGATCTCTAGAATATTACGTGTTATAGATGACATCTATGATGATGATTACGAAGTAACACGAGAGAGATTAATGGAAACATTTGAGTGTTTATTTGTTAAAATACCAACAAATCAATTCTACTTACAATATCAAGATGTGTTGTTATCACAACATCTTAGTATGTGGAATGCTTGGATTGCTTCTAATTATTATTCCGAAGGTGACGCTACAGATAAAATCTATTGTCATGTTTGGAGAGATACTTGTAATGAATTAGTACCTATCGTTGCTCTTCTAACAGGTGGGTATGAGCACATGAATGAAACATCTATTAAGATGAGAACATTATTCAAAAAAGAACTAGGAGAATAACCTATGGGATTATATGGTGGCGGGGGCGGCGGCGGCGGCGGCTCCGATGATGTCATTAGACAACAAAATGAACAAGCCAGAAAACAGTATGAATACGATAAGAATGTCTATGATTTCCAATGGGAAGGCTCCCAAGCTAACCCGCAAGGTCAGCAATGGAAGTCGTTTAATCATGCTGTTGAAGGGTTTGAAATTCAACAGGCTAATGATCAACAATCTCGTGATTATCAAAACGAAACAGCTCGTAAGAACTGGGAACATGGTATGTCTATCCAAGACTACCAGTGGGAACAGCAGAATAGAGCCTTTGATAAATCCGAAACACAGTTTGGTAGTACTATAACTGCTAATGCTTTAGCACTTGAACAAGGGTTAGAAAGAGAGCAGTTAGTTCTTGAAGAGCAGTTTATTGACATGGCTTTTCAGAACAAAAGTTTGATTCAAGATTTATACGAAGCAACTGGTGCAGCTGGTTTTGATAAAGCTGCTGTTATGCTAGGTTTAGAGCAGACAGAAGGAGATCTAGATTATGAAAATGTCAAAAAACTAACAGCTCTTAAACAGGGAGTAGATCAATCTGAATTCGCTACAGCTGGTAAACAGTTACAGATGGTTGACCAAAGAGGAAGGACTGATTTCTCTAAACAAGCAACTATACAAGATTTGTATACTAAAGAAGCGATGAATAGATTCTCAGAAGTAGGTATAGATCTAAACGTTAAGCAAGCTAAATCTAGAGAACAATATGACAATGATGTATTGATGAGGCAGTACGCAGATAGTAGAGCTAAAGCTGCTTATGATACACAACAGATGTATGTTGAATCTTTACAAAAAGCAGGCCAGGCACAGCTATCTCAATCTGGTAGGTCTCAAGGCAAAGCTATTCAAATGGTATTTGCTGAACTAGGTCGTAGCCAAAACTACCTTGTAGATACTCTTATTAGAGGGAAATCTACAGCTGATGCACAGATTAGAAACAATAAAATCAATACTTTAAATGTACAAGCTCAAGCTAAACTTGGTAAAGCTAAACTTGATTACAGTACATTAGATAACATCACTAAAGCTAGGATGAGCATAGAAGAAGCTGATCGTAGTTTAAAAATTGGTGAGAAGAAAGGAGATTTAGATTTAGATCAAATCAGATCACAAGTTGTAGATGCTGTAGAGAATACAGATATCGATGTAGATAACATAGCACGTAACTTGAAACAATCTCAAAAGAAAGCTGGATTTGATACAAGAAAAATAGATTGGGATGTAACTAACTTTGGTTCAAGATTTGAACATAATCAACACGTCCTTAAAGCATCATTAGATAGTGCAGTTAAGAGTTCTGCTATTCAAAGAAAGGATTTAGCCTTATCTAAATATGGAGCTGACCTTGAAGCTGAAGCTAGAAGAATGCTACTACCTCAAGAAGCACCACGTCCTGATGCACCTCTTGCAATTCCAGTACCTATTTATCAAGATCCTCTTTCACCTGAGAAACCACCTGAGCCTATTGAAGGAGCTCTTATGCAACAGTCTAGTGGATCTAGCTTCGCACAAGTAGGTGGAGCTGTACTTGGTGGAGCTGTAGCTGGAATAGGAGCTGGTAGTGCTGTAGCTGGCATGCACGCTGCAGGTGCTATTGGAGCAGGATGGGCAACACCAGTAGGTATAGCTGTTGGTCTAGGTACAATGTTATTTGGTTAAACTTATTCTAAAAATACAATGAGGAATCTATCATTCCGTGGGTACGCTCAACGGGGTAATAAAGGGTTTAATCCCCTAAGAATTCCTGACCAATCTGAGCGAATCTTACGAGAGTCCCAACGTGTCCTAGAGGGCATGTCGCGCGTTCAGCAGGCAGAAATTCAAAATAGAAGAGAAGTGTTAGGAGCAATGAAAGAGAACTCCTACAAAGAACAACATCAAAGAGATAGAAATTTTAGCCTACAAAAGCAGTTCGCCGAAGCCTACCAAAAAGCTGAACTACAGAACATCCAAGTTAAAATTGACGATGCAAAAAGATCTGCAACCGTAGCTGAGATAAGAGGTAAAGAACAAGCTGCAGCTAGAAAACAGTTAGCAGCTTTAATACCAAAAGCTTTTGCAGCTGCCGGAGAATTTCAACAAAGAAGAGTTGATGAAGCACAGAAGGTAGCAGCAAATGTTATTGCAGACCATGGTTTAACTCTAGAACAATCTGCTTATTTTGATCAAATACAACAATCAGCTGATTCAGCTAGAGCTGGTACTCAAAGTTTAAAGCATAAATATGGCGGCCTGTTTACTAATGAACAGAT